ACGTGATAATGCTAAAGGCGCAAGAAAATCCATGCTTGAAGAAGCGTATGGTCGTTTTATTGGCAGAAAAGAAGATGACTCGCAGGGATGATATTCGTGCTGCAGTAGAAAAGCATGATAAGCCTATTCCTAAAACTACAGTAGGTAAGGGTAAGAACTATCTTCCTACCGAACAGGGTGCAGGAATGACGGCTAAGGGTCGAGCAGCATACAACGCAAAGAACGGTAGTAATTTACAAGCCCCACAAGCATCAGGTTCAAGACACGATAGTTTCTGTGCAAGATCAAGTGGATGGAATGGTGAACGTGGTAAGGCAGCTAGAGCAAGGTGGAAATGCTAATGAAGAACGGACTATACGCTAATATTCACGCTAAACAGGCTAGGATAGCTGCTGGATCAGGTGAAAAGATGAACAAGGTTGGAAGCAAAAATGCCCCGACTGCTAAAGACTTTAAAGAATCTGCTAAGACTGCTAAACCTACTCGCAGAGAAATGATAGCCTCTAAAATGAAGGATATGTAATGGTTAAGATGATTCCCCCAACACCAATGAGCAGAACTTACAAAAAAGAAGAAGCAATGTTAAGACCTCACGTTGAATCTACACTAGAAAAGCAACAAAGACTACGCTTAGAACGTAGAGCTGCTATTGCTAACAAACTCAAAGACTTGGATAAAGAGGTCAAGTAATGGCCTACCCTGAATACGATCCTAATGAACCGTCTTTAGGGCAAACATTTGCAGACTTGTTGCGTGGTATGTCTAAGAAACAGTCGTACCAAGAACTAGGTCAGGGTATTAGAAACGTAGCTAAAGTTACTCCTAGCGTAGTAGAGTCATTAGGTCGAGGCGCATTAGTTCAATTACCTGCCCTTGCTGGCGATACAAGTCAACTTGCTAGACAGTTTATACCTGAAACTATGCAAAACACATTTGGTAACAGAACAGCACCAACTTCTGAAGAACTACTTGCTAAAATACCTAGAATTAACCCTGACTATCAGGGCAGTCAACAACATGAAATGGTTGGTGGATTAATAAGTCCAGCTATGCCTTATTTATTAAGAGCAGGTGCTAAAGCTACTGAGGGTTTACCATTAGGAAACATGATCAAAGAAGCTCAATCTCCATTTGTGCCTAATGTTAGGGCTGGTGAAGAAATGCTTGTATTGCACAACGTAAGTCCTGAAAAACTTGCTGCGGCTGAAAAATTAGGTGGTATGCCAGCACCATCATTAGCTATAAGTAAAACTGAATCTCCCATAAAAGGGTTTGGTGATATTACTTTAGTAGGTGGAAAAGAAATGGCAATCCCCTCTAAAACTAATCCTGCATTTAAATCAGACGCTTACACAAAAAGATCGCCTGAAATTACTTATCCGTTAACTTACAAATCAGAAGAAAAATTAAAAGATTTGTTCTCAGGGTTAGAGGATAAAATTTATAACTCTAATTATGATATGTTTCATTTATTAGATAAGTTTAAAGATAGAGCAGATAATAAATTATTACAAGCAAAATTTTTAGATGAAAAAGGTTTATTGCCTAATTTGTCTGAATACACAGAAAAATGGAAACAAAACGCTGACATTAAAGATTTGATAAAAAAAAATAAAGATCAATACGATAATTGGGTTGAAAATTTTGATGAAATGTTACCTTTTTACGGTGTTGATGCTAAAGCAAAAATATTTAAAGGGTATACACCGTCAGGAAATCGCAAATATTCTAATGTAAATTTAGAAAATGTTGTTAAAGAAATGAAGGGTGGAGCAAGTTCTGAAGGATATGATTACGGAGTTGGCAACATAAGAGCTTTAATTACCCCTAAGTTTAAAAATCTTGAAGAAATTAAAAACAGTCGCAATCGGCTTGTTAAAAGCGAAGATTTTGACGTTATAAAAACTAAAGCAGATAAAGAATATGATTCTATTATTAATAATTTAAAAGGTATCAATAATTATGACGCTAGAGATGCGTTGTTAGAGGTTGCTGAGACAAAAAACATAAACGCATTAGACAGGGTTTACCCTAATTTGCCTAAAGATTTAAAAGATCAGATAAGCAATTACATGAATGGCTTAAAACAAATGCCAACAGAGTATTTTGAAGTTAAACCTCAACGAGCTGTAGGTATTAATGAATTCAAGGGTGCTATTGTTCCAAGTGATGTATCTGCTAAAACAATGTCTGTACTAGAAAAAAACGGCATTAAAGATATATACAAGTATGGCTCTGCTGATGAACGCAAATCATTGATTCAAAAGTTTGGCTCAGAAATGTTTGCTGGAATACCAGTAATAGGGCTAAGTCGTAAAGACCAATTAGAAGAACAGTTTAATAAAATCAAGAAATAGGTTAGAATTAATATATCTTAACTAATACCTTAGAACAGATATGGAATCTACAGTAGAAACAAATAGAAAAAAGACAGGTGGACGTGTTGCAGGTGTCCCTAATAAGTCAACAGCACTCGCTAGAGAGGCGATCGCTAAGTTCGTGGACGGTAACTCACACAAACTACAAGAATGGCTTGATGACATCGCTACGAATGAAAAGCTAGGCCCTAAAGTAGCCTTTGATTGTTTCATGCAAGTAGCTGAGTATCATGTACCTAAACTAGCTAGAGTCGAACAAGTTGGTGACGAAACTAAACCCATAATCCATGTATACAAGTGGCAAGATGAGTGAAGTAGTAGTACACGAATTTGAATACAAAGCACGTCAAGCCTTTAAAGCCTTTCATAATCGTACAGAACGTTGGGCTATATTAGTGTGTCATAGACGTGCTGGTAAGACAGTCGCTAGTATCAATGATCTAATTCGTAGGGCAATTAAAGAAGGTAAGCCAGACGGTAGGTACTTTTACCTATGTCCACTTTATTCACAGGCTAAATCAGTTGCTTGGGACTATTTGTTACGTTTTGCTGCGCCAGCATTAGAAAAAGCTAATCAATCAGAATTATGGGTGCAACTACACAATGGGGCGAAAATACGCTTATTTGGAGCTGATACCCCTGACTCGCTTCGTGGAAACTATTGTGACGGAATTGTATTAGACGAATTTGCTGATATGAAACCTAGAGTATGGGGAGAGATTATTAGACCAGCATTAGCAGACAGACAAGGTTGGGCTACATTTATTGGTACTCCTAAAGGCCATAATGCTTTCTATGACATATTTAAAAACGCTCAAAACAATCCTGACTGGTACTCTAAGACATTAAGAGCAGATCAATCAGGGTTATTACCTGAGTCTGAATTATTAGATGCACAGCGTATGATGTCTGATAATCAATACGAAGCCGAGTTTTTGTGTTCGTTTGAAGCTGCCATTATAGGTGCGTATTATGGTCAACAGATGCGTCAGATTACAGACTTAGGTAGAATCACAGATATTAAGTACGACCCTATGTTCCCTTGTCATACTGCTTGGGACTTAGGGTTTAATGATTCAACGTCTATTTGGTGGTTTCAAGTCGTGCATGGTGAGATTAGAGTCCTCGATCATCATTCCTCAAATGGTCAGGCTATCCCATATTACACAGGTTTAATTAAACAAAAAGAAGAAGAATTTGGGTTCTTTTATGGCACTCATTGGCTACCTCATGACGCTAGGGCTAAAACATTGGCAAGTGGTGGTAAGAGCATAATCGAACAAATTGCGACAAAAATTGACATAAAACACCTAAAAATCGTACCAAATCTGTCATTACAGGACGGAATACAAGCAACGAGACTTGCATTAACTCGCACTTGGTTCGATAATAGGTGTGAAGAAGGCATAGAATGTTTACGTCAATATCAACGAGAGTGGGATGATGATAAAAAAGTATTTAGAGATCGCCCAAAACATGATTGGACAAGTCACAGCGCAGATGCTTTTCGCTATCTTGCTATCGTATGGAAAGATGAGGACAAGCCTGCGGTTAAAGATGATCGGATTACAGGAATTCATGTCGGTAAAACTGATGTTACGCTCAATGAATTATGGAAAGAAACACCCAAAATAACGGATCGTAGGATATAAATATGGAACATACATACCAAGACTGGTACAACTGCATAGCTCAGTACGAACGAACTTACAAAGACTGGGAAAGTCGTAGCGATAAGATTGTTAAACGGTATCGTGATGACAGTCGCTCAAGAAATAATCCTAATGCTAAGTTTAATATTCTGTGGTCTAACGTACAGACAATCACCCCAGCTATCTTTGCTAGACTTCCTAGACCTGACGTAAGCCGTAGGTTTAGAGATAACGATCCAGTAGGTAGGGTAGCCTCAATGATGCTAGAACGTGCGCTTGAGTACGAGATTGAGCATTATGCTGACTATAACTCAGCCATGAAATCATCCGTATTGGATAGATTACTTGGTGGACGTGGTACATCTTGGGTGCGTTATGAACCTCATATTGTCGGGACAGAAGGCGGTGAGGCTGAGGGTGCGCCTGATGATGGCTATCAAATTACTGAAGATATAGACGAGGCAGAAACTGAAGGCGGTATGCATCGTGAAGATCAGGAACGTATTGAGTACGAATGTGCGCCTGTAGACTATGTAGCTTGGAGAGACTTTGGTCACACTATCGCTCGGACATGGGAAGAAGTAACTGCCGTATGGAGAAAAGTCTATTTAGGTCGCCCTGCATTAGTTGAACGCTTTGGTGAAGAACTAGGCGGTAAAGTTCCACTAGATACCAAGCCTGAGACTACCAAAACATTCAACGAAAAGATGGGTGAGGGCGCAAGCGAAGCCTGTATCTACGAGATTTGGGATAAAACAACTGGTGAAGTTATTTGGCTATCGAAGTCAATGGGTAAAATCCTTGATACTAAGCCTGACCCATTAAAGTTAGAGAACTTTTGGCCTTGTCCTAAACCTTTATACGCAACAATCACCACAGATTCATTAATTCCTGTACCTGATTTTGCTTTGTACCAAGACCAAGCTAGACAGTTAGATACCCTTGCAGACCGTATTGATGGCTTTATTCAAGCTCTTAAAGTGCGTGGTGTATACGATGCGTCAGAGCCTAGCTTACAACGTCTATTTACAGAAGGCGATAATAACGCATTGCTTCCGATTAAAAATTGGGGAGCATTTGCTGAGAAACAAGGTATGGCTGGTGCTATCAATTTGGTGGATATTCAACCTATTGCTTCAGCTTTACAGTCATCATATACAGCAATGGATCAGGTTAAGTCCCAAATTTACGAGATTATGGGAATTGCTGACATTCAGAGGGGTCAAACAGACCCTAATGAAACACTTGGCGCACAAATCATTAAGAGTAACAACGCTTCAGGTCGATTAAAGACTATGCAGCATGATGTAGTGAACTTCGCTACTAGCTTATTGTCAATTAAAGCGCAGATTATCTGTAATCACTTTACTGATGACACGATTATCAAGATTTCAGGTGCAATGCAGCTATCCGATGCGGATAAAATGCTCATTCCACAGGCTTTAGAGCTATTAAAGAACGAACCTGCTAAGAACTTCCGTATTGAGGTCACTTCAGACTCAATGATTTATCAGGATGAGCAGGCAGAAAAGCAAAATCGCATGGAGTTTTTACAATCTGTCGGTGCGTTTATGCAACAAGTTATCCCAGCAGCACAGTCTATTCCTGAACTTACTCCGATGCTTATGGAGATGGTTAAGTTTGCTGTTACTGCCTACAAAGTCGGTAAGGGTCTTGAAGGTATCATTGATGAGACTGCCGATAAGTTTAGAGAACAAGCTAAACAAACAGCAGGTCAACCTAAACCACCATCACCTGAACAACAGAAATTACAGATGGAAATGCAGTTGGCTCAGGCTAAGATGCAAGCTGCTGCACAACAAGCTCAACAATCTTCTCAGTTTGAACAACAGAAGATTCAGATGCAGATGGAACTTGAGAAGGCTAAACAAGAGTACCAAGCACAAGAGAATCAGCTTAAATTCCAGTTGGAAGATCAGCGTAATATGCGTCAAGCCGAGATGGATTTAAAAGTAGCCCAAATGAAGATGATGACAGAGCGCAACACTCAAGTCTTACTGGCTCACATTAACAACGGTGCTAAGATTGAAGTTGCTAGAATCGGTGCGGATGAATCCAACGGTGCAATGGCTTACATGACTGAACAAGATATGGCTGAGTCAATGCAACACCCATTAGCACCCATTGCTCAAGCTATTGAACAAGGTAATCAACAAATGACACAGGCTTTAGGTCAAATTATGACTACAATGAACGAGAATCAGAATAGACCCAAACAGGTATTAAGAGGCGCAGACGGTAAGATTATTGGAGTTCAATAATGGCTATAACCGTAAAGCATAAGTTTGTAAGTGCTATTCCTGATGCTGGCGATCCTACGATTGTCCAGCCGTCTAACTGGAATGATACGCATGATTTAGTCGGAACTGTTCCTGTAATTAATGGAGGTACTGGTCAGGCTACTGCAAACGCTGGATTTAATGCTCTTGCTCCTAGTCAGACAGGTAACTCAGGTAAGTATCTAACAACAGATGGAACAGATACGTCATGGGCAACCAACCCATTAGGGACTGTTACTAGCGTAGGATTATCAGCACCATCTATATTTACTGTAAGTGGAAGTCCTGTTACTTCTTCAGGAACATTGGCTTTAACTTATTCAGGTACTGCATTACCTGTAGCTAATGGTGGAACTGGAGTTACGTTATCTAGTGGTGCAAATTCAGTAGTGTTGCGTGATAGCAACGGTAATATTACAACGAATTGTTTATTTGAGGGCTTTACAAGTCAAGCGGCAAGTGGCACAACTATTGTTTTGACCGCTTCTTCTGTACAAAATTGGGTAATTACAGGTTTAGGTGGTCAAATTATTCGACTTCCTAATGCTACAACATTACCAAATGGTGCATTGTTTACTTTTAATAATAATCAATCATCAGGTGCAATAACTGTACAAAACAATTCATCGACAACAGTTGCAACTATCAACTCAGGTGGTTTCGTTACTGTATCTTTGCTTGATAATTCTATAGCAGCAGGCTCTTGGGATCGTCATGATTCAACACCAGCAAATGTATCATGGTCAACCAATACTTTTGATTATCCTGGCTCTATAACTTCTGCAACATGGAACGGTAATACTGTAAGCGTTAATCGTGGTGGTACAGGTGCTACGACACTAACAGGCTATGTAAAAGGTAGTGGCACAAGTGCATTAACAGCATCTGCCACAATTCCAACTACAGATTTATCAGGAACAATAACTAACGCACAATTAGCAAACTCAGCTATTACTATTAATGGCACTAGCACAAGTTTAGGTGGATCAATATCTGTCGGTACAGTTACAAGCGTTGCTGCAACTGCTGGCACAGGAATTAGCATAACAGGAAGTCCAATTACTTCTAGTGGTACATTAAACATTACCAATACTGCTCCTGATCAAACGGTAGCAATTACAAGTGGTACAGGTATTAGTGTTACTGGTACTTACCCTAACTTTACGGTTACTAATACAAGTCCATCATCAGGTGGTACGGTTACAAGCGTAACAGGTACAAGTCCTGTTGTATCTAGTGGTGGCAATACTCCAGCTATATCCATGCCAGCAGCCACTACTTCAGTAAGTGGCTATCTTACATCTACTGATTGGACTACTTTTAACAACAAAGGTAGCGGATCAGTCACTTCAGTAGCATTGACAGCACCATCTATATTTACGGTGACTGGCAGTCCAATAACAAGTTCAGGTACATTAGCCTTAACATATTCAGGTACTGCATTACCGATTCTGAATGGTGGAACAGGTCAGACAACAGCTAACTCAGCTTTCAATGCTCTTGCTCCAAGCCAAACAAGTAATAGTGGTAAATACTTAACAACAGACGGCACAGACACATCTTGGGCTAGTTTAGGTAATGCTTACAGTCGTACCAGTTTTACGTCAACAGTGGGTCAAACAACATTTACAGTCAGTTATACCGTTGGTTATATTCAAGTTTATGTCAATGGTACATTATTAAATGCAGCAGATTATACGGCATCGAATGGCACAACCGTAGTATTAGCACAAGGTCGTGCTACAGGCGATATTGTTGAAGTGATTGCTTTTTCAACAGGCACAGTAACTCCAACAAATCTATCTGTAGGGACAAGTTTAGTTCAAAGTGGCACAAATGGTAATGTTTTAATAAATAACAATGGTGTTGTAGGAAACGTACCTAATTCTTTTGGATTTAAAAACAGATTTATAAACGGTAAGTTTCAAATAGCTCAACGTGGGACAAGTGGTACGGCAGGTAATGGATTGCCAACAACAACTGCGACTTATCCATCAGTAGATAGATGGTTTGCATACTACACAGGAGCAGCCGTTACTGTTGCTCAAGTTGCAGGATCAGGAAATAACAAAAATTTAATTCAAGCTACAGGTGCAGCAAGTGTAACTGCAATTGGTATTGGACAACGAATTGAAGCAGTTAATTGTTATGATTTAGCGGGGCAAACAGTTACTTTATCTGCTAGTATTGCAAATTCACTTTTGACTACGGTTACATGGACTGCATATTACGCTGGTTCTACGGATGTCTGGACAAGTTCGACACAAATTGCAACAGGTACATTTACAGTAAGTTCTACATTAACAACTTATTCAACGCAAATTTCTATTCCTAGTGCTGCAATTACAGGCTTACAAATTATATTTAGTGTTGGTTCACAAACAAGTGGAACATTTCAAATTGGTAATGCACAATTAGAATTAGGTTCTATTGCCACACCATTTGACCAAAGAAGTTATGGAACTGAATTAGCGTTGGCTCAAAGATATTATTATATTCTTCGTGGAGCTACAACAGGTAGTGATGTTTTGCGTATGAATACTGGATATGTAATTACTACTACGCAAGCGGAATTTGTTTTTCAACATCCTGTTGATATGAGAGCAGGGCCTACATTATTAAGTTCTGGGGCAAGCACTTTTGTTTTAATAACAAATGGCACTTATCCATCGCCTACAGTTATTGGATTTTATCAAGCAAACGTAAGAAATGTTTTGTTATATACAACAAATACAGGTTTAATTGTAAATAGTGGTTTAGGATTTGGTAATTTAGCTACATCAACAACCACTTATTTAGCTTTTAATGCGGAATTATAATAATGGAAAATTATAAACAAATTAAATTTGATAATAAATTAAATACAACAGCAATAATTCGTTTATCAGATAATGCTTGTATACCATTTGATATTGCAAATGCAGATTATCAAGAATATCTTGCATGGTTAAAGCAAGGTAATACACCACAGGAGGCAGAATGACAATAATTACATCACTTCCTCAAGTATTAGCTAATAATGGGCTTGTTGTTAATAATTTAACAGTAACAGTATCTGTTGCTATTCCTACAGGATACGCAGCTCATTCTACTGGCCCAATAACGGTATCTAGTGGAATTACTGTTACCGTACCAAGTGGGTCTCGCTGGGTAGTTCTGTAATGTTTGCAACAGCTTTTCAAGCTAATGCGTTTCAAGTAAATGCTTTTCAGATAGCAAGTTCACCTACCCCTACGCAAGTTGGTGGGGATGGATTTACATATGAAGAATGGAAACGAATTCAACGTCTAGAAAAAAAGATTGCTGAACGTCAACGCAAACTTGAACAGTCTGCAAAAGATGCTAACGCTTTCCGTAAGGATGCTATACGCAACTTAGTTGATCCTAAACCTGTTGCCAAAGTTAAGCAAAGTAAAGTACAATTTAAACAAGAGGTTGAAGCTGATATACCGTTAGCTGAAACAATTGAATTACAACGGTCTATCGCCTACCTTGAACGACAACTGGATAATCTCCAACAGGCGGTGGCACAAAGACAAGAATTCGCTAGATTACAAGCGCATTTAAGAATATTGGAAGCCAAACGCCTAGAGGAACTAGACGATGAGGAAGCCATATTATTTCTAATGTAGACCACCAATATAAATTAGCATACGAACACCTTCATGCTGGACGCTACGAACAAGGATTTCGTTTATTTGAGTATCGTTGGCATCCTGAAATTATTGGAAAACAAGCTCAAGGATATGGCCCAACACTAAAAAATGTACCTGTATGGCGAGGTGAGTCTTTATTAGGGAAAACCATTACCGTTCAGATGGAACAGGGATATGGTGACATCTTTATGTATGCTAGATTCTTGCCAGCATTAAAGGCTTTGGGGGCTAAGAAAGTCATTGTCCTACAAGAATCTTCCTTACATTACTTATTAGGTCAGATGGAGTGCATAGATAAATTTACCAATGAAATTGATGATGTGGACACATTAACTTCTGATTACTGGATAGGGTCAATGTCTTTACCTTATTACATTAGCTTGATGCACCCATCGGTTAAATGTCTATTTCCAGTTAATAAACATAGAATTGTAGGTTCTGAGGGGTATTTTCATGCTGAACCAAGCAATATTCCTAGCAAGATAGGGGTAAATTGGGAGGCATCTAAGCAAATGCTGTACTACATCAAGTCAATGGATATGCGTGAGATGGAAAAACTCACAGGATCGGACTGTTATAGCCTAAATCCCAAGACTGAAGGCTTATTTAACGCCTTACCTGATGACGGATGGCAAAAAGATTGGTCTAAATCAGCCTCACACATGAAAGCCTGCAAGGGAATTGTGACCGTAGACACAGGAACGGCACACTTGGCTGGTGCATTAGGCATAAAAACCATTGTTTTATTACCCAAAGAAGAATTTGTTTGCTGGCGATGGAAAAATGCACGTTGGTATGATAGCGTTGTTTGTTTAAGACCCCATGAGTACGACCAAGTACCTGAATTAATAAGGAGAATGTAATGTCTGTTGTAAAAGTCCATAAATGTTGCCCTTTATGTAAGAGTGACTATGAAGAAGTTGACGAAGCTCAATTGAGTGACAAAGAAAAGTACCTCATGTACTGGAATTATGAGATAGGTTCTCCTGAAGGTGAGGCTGCATGGAAGGAAAAAGAGGCTATGACTCCCAAACAAGCACCTATGGTAATCCCTGATATTGCAGGTCATATATCTATGGCAGACGGTTCTTGGGTATCTAGTCGGTCTAAGCATCGTGAGAACTTAAAACGTAATAACTGCGTTGAGGTCGGTAATGATTTGCCAATGACACAGAAAAAACACGAATTTAGCACTAAAGACAATGAAGCTAGAAAACGTCAAATTGCTGAAATAGCATACTCAAAACTTAACTACAGATAGGAATCGCCATGTCAGAAGAATTAGAAAGTCGCAGGGATATGATAGAAGCAGCACTTGATCAAGCTGAAGAAGGTACATTAGAAGCCCCTGAAGAAAAAGAAATAGAGGTCAATGATGACCCTATTGAAGCAGAAAATGAAGCACAGGCTCGTGATGAACAGGGTAGATTTACTGAAAAAGATGAACCCGAATCTTCTACCCCTGACGAAGAAGAACCCGAAGAACAAGTAGAAGAAGTCAAAAAACCGACTACTTGGAAAAAAGAGTATGTAGAAGTTTGGGACAAGTTGAAGGATGGTAAGCCTCTTGATAAACAAGAGTTTGCTAAATTTGCTGACTATGCCAACCAACGTGAGAATGAGTACAGACGTGGAGTATCTACTTACAAAGAGGAAGCGGATAGAGCTAGACAATTAACTGAAGCTATTGGGCCATTCATCCCTGAGTTACAGGCACAGAATATTCACCCTGTAGCATGGATTAATAACTTAGGTCGGGCGCACATGGTTCTATCTAAAGCTCCGTACCAAGAGAAGGTACAGATGTTTCATAGACTTGCACAAGATTATGGAATACAATTAAACCAAGACGGCATACAAATGCCTGAACAGCAATATGTTGATCCGTATCAACAACAGTTAATGCAACAACTTCAAGCTACACAGCAACAAGTTCAGCAACTGTCAGCGATTCGTGATCAAGAAGAAAATGCTCGATTAAACCAAGAAATCAATCGAGTTAGTAGTGACAAGGAGCGGTTTCCGCACTTTGAAATGGTAAGGGAAGATATGGCTCAACTCCTTGAGCGAGGTTTAGCCCAAAACCTAGAAACGGCTTATTCGAAAGCTGTGCGTATGAACGATGAAGCCTACAAGTTGGAGACGGATAGACTCCTGAAATCAACTAGTAGCCAAGCATCTAAGGCGCAGCAAGTAGCACGAGCCAAAGCAACTGCTATTAGTCCACGATCCGTTACACCTAGCGGTCAAGTGTCTAAGGGAGATGCAAAGGACAGACGTTCATTATTAGCCGAACAATTAGGTCAGGCGATGGACGGCAGGCTTTAACTTAACTTAAATAAAGGAAATATCATGGCATTCGCAAATAGCGCAATCACCGATATTATCGCTACTACCATTCAAAGTCGTAGCGGTGTGTTGGCAGATAACTTGACTCAAAACAATGCAATTCTTCAGCGTTTAAACTCTAAGGGCAATGTACGTCCCTTCTCAGGTGGTAATGTCATCCTTAATGTTGGGGTCACTCTGAATTAAAACTCAGATGTGAGAATTCTCTCTGATTGACTTGGAACTCCCGAAGGGGACAACAAGGGGCAAGTTTAAATACAGCCTGAACGACTAAGCGAGAGAACACCTGAAAAGGTGAAGCGATAGTCTGAACTTGGATATAACTTAGGATCAGAAGTCCAAGAACTAGGCAGAAATGACCTAGTGCGTTACTAGAAGTAAGTAACTGCTAACATAGTGCGAGGAAATAATGTACAATGATCCAAATACTAACAATGCTAATAGCTATTCGGGCTACGAGGTGCTTAATATCACCCCTGATAGCCCAATTAGTGCTGCTCAGTTCTCTATTACTCAGTACGCAGATAGCGTAACAATGAGTGGTTTAGAAATGTTGCAGAACAGCTCTAAAGAAGCAATCATTGACTTGCTAGATGGTCGTATGCAAGTTTCTGAAGCTCGTCTTTTAAACCGTATTTCTACTGACATCTATGGTGACGGTACAGGTAACGGTGGTAAAAATATTACTGGATTGGCTGCTGCTGTATCAACTTCACCTACAAGCGGTACTTATGGTGGTATTAATCGTGCAAACTGGGAATTTTGGAGAAACCAAGCAACTACTGGTGCTACATCTTCCACAACTATCCAAGCTGCAATGACTACTGCTGCTATCAAATCTGTTCGTGGTACTGATAAAGTAGACTTAATCGTAGCTGGTAATACTTTGTATCAATACTATGTTGCTTCTTTACAGGCTATTCAGCGTATCGCTGGTGTCGAAGAAGGCGCAGCAGGTTTTGCATCACTCAAGTTCTACGGTGGTGGTATGTCTGCTGATGTGGTATTAGGAGGCGGTTATGGCGCACAAGAGTCTGCAACTTATATGTATTTGCTAAACACAAATTACATCTTCTTGCGTCCTCATAAAGAGCGTAACTTTGTTCCTATTGGTGGCGAAAGACAGTCCATCAACCAAGACGCTAAACCTACGTTGCATTAATGGTGTCTATAAACCCACTCTGATTGACTTGGAAGTCTAGAAGTAGACGACAGGGCGCAAGCGAAAGCAGCGTGAACGACTAAGTGAGAGGGACTCGAAAGAGTAAGCGATAGTCTGAACTGGGATATAACTTGAAGTTTAAAGTCCTAGAGAGCGATTCGAAGAAGTTGCTCCGCCATGAAAGTGGTCAGTAAGTCGAAAGACTGAAAGTAACAGAAATGATTGTGAAGTTGTATGGTTGGGCAGGAAATTTAACTTGTTCGAATTCGTTCTTACAAGGTGTCTTAACAGGCTCTTAATCCATTTTTTTAAAGGAAAATTATCATGGCATTTACAATTACCCCCTTAGCTGGGATCGACCTTTACAACACCGCACAAACCAATCCAAATTCTGCTGGTACAGCAGTTCCTACGATTGGCCCATTGGGTGCTGAAGTATTTGGTTCAGATGGCTTACGTTATGTGTTCGCACAAGCAGGCGCAGCAATTGGAGCATCGACAGCAACTTGCTCAATTAACGCTTCTACTTTTGTAGCAACACCATCAGCAGGTACATATTTATCAGGTGCTTCAATGGCATCAGGTGATTATGGCTGGTTTGGTAAGGCATCTGTTTGATTTTTAGTAGTTTTGTAGCATAATAAGGGGAGACTTCGGTCTCCTCTTTTTTAACCCTTAAATACCTTTAAAGGAAAAAACAATGGCACTTCCAAGCGATGAACAAGGCGCAGATTCAAGACTGCAAGTAAGATTCTACAAACGACCAGTACAGCAAGAAGCTGAAACATTAGAAGCTGGCAGACCAATATACAAAGAATTTGATTTTGTACATATTTGTGTAGCTGGTGATACCCTTACCGAAATTGATACTTATGTGTTAAATAGCCATAAAGTTAGATTTCCGATTCAATGGGCTAATTATCAAAACAGAGTAGGTGCAAACGATCAAGAGGTAGTTGGTACTCCTGTATCTGAATGGCCTTTAATATCTAAATCACAGGCTGAAGAACTCAGAGCGTTAAAGTTTCATACAGTAGAATCCATTGCTGGTGCTTCCGATCAACAACTTCAACGTATGGGTATGGCTGCTGGTATGTCGCCCTATGCGTTTAGGGATAAAGCTAAATCATATTTAAATTTAGCCTCAGATTCGGCAGAAACCGACAAAAGAGCGCAAGAAATTAACAATTTGAAAGAAGAACTTGCCAAAAAAGATGAAGAAAATGCTAAAATAAAGGCAGAAACAGATGCGAAGCTCGCCTTAATGCAAGAACAAATGGCAGCTATACTTGCTACTGTTGGAAAACCTAATCGTAAAAAGACGGTAGCCACAGAGGAAGCATAATATGTCAAGCAATCTACTCCAACTTGTCCAGCAAACAACTGCTGAACTTAATCTTGCCGTACCAACGTATGTTATCGGTAATCCAAGTCAGGACGTGCAACAAGTCTTGGCTTTGATGAATCGTGCTGGTTACGACTTGATTAAGGAGTATGATTGGCAAGCATTAGAGCTAGAGTATCGTTTCTATACAAATTATTTAACAACTACTTGCAATACAGTACAAGGCACTCAGACATTAACTAACATTCCTAGTACGGCAGGTCTTGATAGCACTTACTCTATTGTAGGTGGGGCAATACCTCAAGATACTTATATTGATACGGTTATAAGTCCTACTATTGTGACTACAACGCAGCAATCATCTTCAACAACTGTAGGCGGTTCAGTAACATTTAGTAAGACTATATATCCCTTACCACCTGACTACGAAACCATTACAGACAATACTCATTGGGACAAATCGCGCCATTGGCAAATGTTAGGCCCTGTTGATGCACAACAATGGCAATGGCTTAAATCAGGTTATATATCTACTGGCCCACGAGTACGCTGGAGAATTTTAGGCAATACATTTCAGATATGGCCTCCATACAATACGCAAGAGTATTTAGGTTTTGAGTACAGATCAAAAGGATTTGTCAGAAGTGCAACCAATGCTGTTTTAAATAGTTTTCAAGCTGATACAGATACAACGGTATTGGATGACACTATTATGGTCTTAGCTACAAAACTTAAATACTTCCAAATTAAGAGCTTTGATACAACATCCTTACAAGCAGACTATATGCGTTATTTAAGTATCGCTAAAGCTAACGATAAGGGTTCTGCCACATTGTCATTTGCCCCTCAACCTAGTGCTGTACTTATCGGTTGGGCTAACATACCTGATACTGGCTATGGGTCTTAATCATGGCACAAGCCCAGCGTAGAACAGCAGCCACTACCTCAATGGCAGCCCCAATTGGGGGTTGGAACAATCGAGATTCATTGGCAGAAATGCCTCCTTTAGACGCTGTAACATTAAATAACTTTTGGCCTACCCCTACAGACGTACAGTTACGTAAAGGATGGACTAAGGCTTGTTCAGGAATAACTGGTCAAGTTGAAACTTTAATAAATTACCCAACAAGTACAGGTTATAAGTTATTTGCGTTTGCTGGCACACAAATATATGACGCAACTGGAACAACTGGAACGGTAGTATTTACTGGACTTACTAATGCCAAGTGGCAATCCATTAATATATCTACTTCAGGCGGTGATTTCATTATCGCTTGTAACGGTGTAGACCCTGTTCTTATCTATGATGGCTCGTTTTGGGCTTTTATGGCTACCACGTCAACAGCTCAGACAATATCTAGTATTACTAGGGGCGGTACAGGTAACTTAACTGCCACCTTAACAACGGCTGCACCTCATGGATTAATTACAGGTAATCGGGTATCTATATCAGGTGCTACACCTAGTCAATTTAATGGCATTTACAGAATAACGGTTACAGGTGCTTCTACCTTTACTTATACAATGGCTACTGCCCCAAGTGGTAATGCTACCGTCATGGGAACATATACAGTCAACGGCATAACTGGCGCAAATAGTAACACATTTGTTAATGTCAATTTATTTAAAAATCGTTTGTATTTTTGCCAAAACAATAGTTTAAGTTTTTGGTATTTAGATGTAGCTTCTATATCAGGCCCAACTACAGAGTTTCCTTTAGGAGCTTTCTATCGTAACGGTGGTTACTTACAAGCAGCAGGAACATGGACTCTTGATGCTGGTTACGGTGTAGATGACTTTATTGTATTTGTAAGCTCGATGGGTGAGATTCTTGTCTATCAAGGAACAAACCCTAATGATCCTACTACTTGGGCTATGAAAGGCTTATGGCAAATGGGTCAAACCTTTAGCCGTAGATGCTTCTTTAAGTGGGGTGGAGATTTATTACTGTTAACTCAGGATGGACTTCTTCCTTTAACTGCTGCGCTTCAATCAACCCGATTAGACCCTAGAATTAACTTAACTGACAAGATATTTTACGCAGTCTCATTAGCTTGTAGTGAATATGTTAACAATTTTGGCTGGCAGATTAACTTTTTAGCTGAAGCTAATATGTTGATATTAAATATACCTACGAATGACGGTATAGAACAGTATGTAATGAACACCATTAATAAGGCATGGGCTAGATTTACAGGAATTCAAGCTAATTGCTTTGAAGTGGCAGGCGATACTAATATGTACTTTGGTGGTAACGGTTATGTCGGCTTATTCTTTACTGGATTTTCAGACAATAACGCTAACATCATTGGAAACGCTCAACAAGCGTATAACTACTTTCAGACACGAGGGCAGTTAAAACGGTTTACATTGGTTCGACCCATATTCCAAACAGATCGAGGGATGCCTACGGTACTTTGTGGTATTTCTACTGACTTTGAGACTGTTCCACTAGTTAATCAATTAGCGTTCAACCCAGCCACTATTAATACTGGTATTTGGGACTCTGCTAGGTGGGATGAAAAATCATGGGGTGGTGGTGCTGTTATTACTAAATACTGGCAGGGTGTCACAGGATTAGGGTTTGCTGCATCTATTAATCTTAATGTGGCTTCACAGAACATAGACTTTCATTGGGCTTCTAGCGATTATGTGATGGAAAATGGGGGAGTTCTTTGAGAAGAGTTACTACTGAGAATCAGAAGTATTTGGGGGATTGGTTAGTAAGAATAATGAATCACCCCTTACCTCATGAGACAGTATGTATCGGTCAAGAGATAGATGGAGAAATAGCAGCAGTCGTTGGTTTTAACAATTTTATGCCAAATGCGTGTCAGATTCATATTGGTGCTACAGATTCTAACTGGGCAAGTAAAGATTTATTATGGGCTACGTTTGATTACCCCTTTAATAAATTAAATCTTGGGGTTATAATAGGTCAAGTATGCGCTAATAACGCAGACGCACTAAGGTTAAACCGACACTTAGGCTTTAAGATTGTAGCTGAAATACCCGATGCTCATATGGATGGGGATTTGGTAATTATGACTATGAGGAAAGAAGATTGTCGGTTTTTAGACATCCAATGTCCTCTAAGAAAGTTTAAAGGAGAATGATATGGGTGGTGGTGGATTTTTAGGATTAGGGCCTGCTGCTAGTGCGCCTCCTCCTCCTGACTATAAGGCGGCAGCACAAGAAACTGCATCAGGAAACTTAGACGCTGCAAGAGCTGCGACTGCTGCTAATCGTGTTAATCAAGTAACTCCTTATGGAAACTTAGATTATTTCATTACAGGTCAAGACCCATATGGTAATCCAACATGGACTGCTGCTACCTCCCTTTCAAATGTCGGTAAACAATTATTAGACACACAAAATCAAACTAGTTTGGGCTTAGGTAGCACAATTAATGCCCAACTTGGTCAAGTACAAAACACAATGGGTCAAGGATTTAACCCTAATTTACCTTCAACTGGATATAACCCAGGCCAATCGTACCAAGACGCTGCAATGCAACGCTTACAACCTCAATTACAACAAAGTCGTGAGGCATTAAACAACCAATTAGCAAATTCGGGAATTCCTGTAGGTTCTGAGGCTTATATGAGAGCGCAAATGAGTCAAGCTCAGAAAGAAAATGACTTATTGGCAGCTAATACAACGCAAGGACTTAATGCTGGTTTAGCTGCAAATCAACAAGCATTTGGTCAAGAACTTACAAAATACAATATTCCTTTAAATACATTAAGTGCATTGCGTACAGGCGCACAAGTACAGAATCCTACATTTGTAAACTCTGCACAGCAAGCAACAACTTCAGGTGCTGATACTTTAGGTGCTGCTCAAATGGGTTACAACGCTCAGATGGGCGACTTTAACTCTAAGGTTGCACAACAAGCTAACTTTAATGCTGGCTTGATGGGTCTTGGTGCTGCTGGTTTGTCTGACATCCGCACCAAAGAAAACATTAAAGCTATTGGCTGGTTGCTTAATGGATTACCTGTCTATGAATTTGAATATAAGCCCGAATGGAAGGCTGAGGCTGGTCATGGCAAGTTTATTGGTGTCATGGCTCATGAAGTTCAAGAAGTACAGCCTGAAGCGGTTATACATAGACCTGACGGATACAAAATGGTTAATTATGGAGTGTTAAATGCCTAATCCTTACACAAATATGTATATGCCTAACGGATTTGAAGACGCTCAACAGGGTTTAATGCCAACATTTCAGAATATTGGTCAACAACAAGCTAACCAAAACGCTGCATTGCAGGCTCAAGCCCAACAAGTACAACAAGCAGGCATGACGCAAAAAGGTCAACAACTGGGTGGTGATGCAAGTCAAGTAGCTATGGCTCAAGCACTTAGAAATAGTGATCTTTATAAAAAAGGTCAAGCACAATATGGAATGGCTCGATACGGTTCAGGCAATGTATACGGTTACGGTGGTCAAGGACAAGTCCCTACTAGCCCTGATTTTTCTGTAGATTCATTTTAAGGAATAATTATGGCAGATCAATTTGGTAATTTATCACCTGAAGAATATCAACAGCAACAAGAGATTAATCGTCAGCAAAAAATGGCTCAAATGTTATTGAGTCAAACTCAGCAACCACAAGGTCAGATGGTAGGTAATCGTTTTGTGCCTCCTAGTTTCTTTCAAAACATACTTCCTTTAGTAAATGCGTATCAAGGTCGAAGATTAGCAGAACAAGGTGATGTTAAAGCTGCTGCATTAGCCGAAGCTATTAGAAATAGAGGGACACAAGATTTAGAACAAATGTTAAAACTTTCTAAGGGTACACCTGAGCAACAAGTGCCACAAGCAGGGCCACCAACTGAAGAAATGTTAAATCAAGGTCAAAAGAGTTTGCCAAATAGAACTATTGAAGGTCAAGCACCAAATCCAATGGCAGCTATATTAAGAGGTCAAAATTCAACTAATCCTTTAGCACAACAGTTTGCAGGAACATTGCTTACTAAGATGACAAAACCCCCTGAATTAATTAATGTACCCTCAGGTGGAACTGTAGGCAGAGCAAAAGATGACGGAACATTTGAAACACTTTATCAAAGTCCTAAAGAATATTCTCCATCGGAAATGCGTAAAAACTACGAATATGCAGTACAAGTTGATAAGTACCCAGGTACTTTTACGCAATTTTCAAGAGAAGTGGCTAATTACAAAGAACGACCCATAAAAATTAGTGTTGGCGGTGGACTAATTTCAAATGAAGGTGGTGGGGTTAATAACAATGGAATTCCTGTTGGCAGATATAACAAAAATGGTTCTTATACCACACCAAAAGGACGTGTATTTCCAGCATCTGTTGTAAATGAAGCTCAAAAAGAACATGATGCAGGAATAGCTTTAATAAATAAATTAAATAATTTAAGTGAAGATGATATTACAAATGCTTTTGGATCTTTAACTGATTATTCTACGTCAAGACTTGGAAGAATGGCTGGGCCAACTAAAACTCTTGATGCTCAAGTAAAAATAAATAATTTACAAATTGGTTCTGTTTTAAATAATTTATCACAATTAAAAGGTGCAAGTTCTGACAAAGAAATGGCACAAATGATTAAAGATTTTCCAGGTTATGAAGCCTCACCAGATATTATGAAAAATTGGGTAGAAAGAGCTGCAAAAGAAACAAATAGATTTTTAAAAATGCGAGAAGATAGATTTGCATTTGACACAGAATACGCTCAAGAAGGAAGATTTAATAAAAAAAATGTTAATGCACCTAAATTAAGTCCGCAAGATACAGAAGCACTTGCTTGGGCTAATTCAAATCCTAAAGACCCACGTTCTACTGACATTAAGAAAAGGTTAGGTCAATAAAATGGCTTTTGATCCTGATAAATATTTACAAACACCATCAACATTTGATCCTGATGCGTATTTAGGTCAGACTACATCACAAGCACCTGTTCAAGCTCCACCAAAAGCCACAGTATCTCTTGGTAATTTTGAATTACCTAAAACAAATAGTCCTGCTTTAGCCACATTAGGTGGTGTACCTTTAATGAGTGGTGCTGGTGAATTATATAAAGGTGTAGGTGCATTAACTCAGTTAGCTTTCCCTGAAACTGGCTCACAAATGGTTCAGCAAGGTCAAAATTTAGTTTCTAAAATGAAAGAAATTGAGCCTATTAGTGCTACTGCTGGTCAGATAGGGTCTTATTTTATACCCGGTACAGCAATGTCTAAAGTATTAAGGGCTGCATTACCTGCAAACTTAGCAGGTCGGGTTGGTGCTGAGGCTATTGCGGGTGGGACATTAGGTTATGGACTAACACCTGGCTCACAACAAGAACGTATTAAAGAAGGTGCTATTAACGCAGGTGTTGGTGGATTTTTACCAGCAGCAGGCGCATTAATAAAAGCTGGTTTACCTGAAATGTTAGGCGCAACAACAGGCGCAGGTTCTGAAGCTATTAAACAAGCATATAGAGCAGGTAAAGAAGGTTTAGAAACAGGCAAAATGTTTGCTGATAACTTGCGTAAAAGAGTAGCTCAATCTGACGTATTAGAAAATGTATCTTCTAACTTAACCAAAATGGGTCAAGATTTATCTTCTGCCTATCGTGGTGGCATGGTAAATATTAAAAACGATAAGTCTGTATTAGATCTTACTCCTATTCAACAAACACTTAAAGATGTAAATGATGCGTTTAAGTTTAAAGGTCAAAGCAAAAATGCTTTAGCTTCTGAGAAAATAGATGAAGCAAACAAAGCTATTACTAAGTGGGGGAAATTAGACCCTGCTGAATACCATACTCCTGAAGGTTTAGATGCTTTAAAACAACAAATCGGTGGAATCTTAGAAGATATTGATTTTAAGAATACGGCTGCAAGAAAAGCTGTTGGTGATATTTATTCTTCTGTTAAAACAGCAATTAATAAACAAGCTCCTGAATACTCTAAAGTGATGAAAGATTATCATGAAGGCTTAGACACTATTAATGAAATTAAGCGAACATTTAGTCAGACTGGCAAAGCTGCTACTGATACACAATTACGCAAATTACAGTCTTTAACTCGTAATAATGTAAGCACTAATTATGGTAGTCGTTTAGATCAAATGAAAACATTGGAACAACAAGGTGGTCAAGAAGTCATGCCCGCACTTGCTGGACAGGCTTTAAATTCTGCAATGCCAAGAGGTTTATCTAGTCGCTTAGGTGGTATGGGATATATTGGTGGCGCAGCTTTAACTAACCCAATGCTTGCTCCTGCCGCTTTAATGGCATCTCCTCGCTTAATGGGTGAAGCTGCATATTACACAGGTAAGGCTTCAGGTTTAATGCCTCCATCTAAAAATGCTCAAGATTTAGCAAGAGCATTGATGCTAAAACAAACAACGCAAGGAGTTAATAATGAGTAGAAACGGTAATGGAATATTCAATCTTCCTGCTGGAAACCCTGTACAAACTGGTACAACTATCAGCTCTACATGGGCTAATAACACCCTCTCAGACATTGCTAATGCTCTTACGCAGTCTATTGCTGCCGATGGTCAGACTACGATTACAGGCCCATTAATTGGGTTAGATAGCACAGTAACATTTGGTGGTACAGGGCAGATTAATCTTCCTGTAGGAACAACTGGACAAAGGTCAGCTACACCATACGCAGGTATGATTCGTTATAACTCTACATTTGCACAGTTTGAAGGATATTCAGCTAGTGGATGGACTCAGGTAGGTGGTGGTGCAACTGGTGGCGGTGGGGATCAAGTATTTGTTCTTAATAGTACGGTTGTAACAACTAACTATACACTTCCATCGGGCAAGAATGCGGAATCCGTTGGGCCTATATCTGTTGATAGTGGTATTACAGTCACAATTCCTACAGGTCAAAGATGGGTAGTATTGTAATGAAAACTACTTTAAAATAAGAGAAAGTAAAGGATAAATCATGCCGTATGGTCAAATTCAGGTCGATACAGTCAAAGACAGTTTAAACAATACATTAGCTCCATCAAGTTCTGTATTTAGAAATCGTATTATTAATGGTGCGATGGTTATAGACCAAAGAAATGCTGGTGCTAGTGTGGCAGTTACAGCAACTAACACTTTTGTTACAGATAGATTTTATGTATATGGTTCACAATCATCTAAATTAACTGCTCAACAAAATGCTGGCTCTGTAACACCCCCAACAGGGTTTTCTAAGTATTTAGGTTTTACTTCATTGTCTAATTATTCTGTTTTAGCGGCTGATATTTTTTATACGGCTCAAAAAATTGAAGGTTTTAATACTGCTGATTTAGGTTGGGGAACCGCCAATGCAAAAACAGTAACTTTATCATTTCAAGTATATTCTTCATTAACAGGCACTTTTGGTGGCTCTATTAACAATGAAGGCTCAAACTATTGTTATCCTTTTACTTATTCCATTCCTGTAGCTAATACATGGACAACAATTAGCGTAACTGTTGCTGGACCAACCGCAGGAACATGGGCTGGTGCAACAAACGGAATTGGATTGTATGTATCTTTTGGACTTGGAGTAGGTTCTACAGGAAGTGGTACGGCTGGCTCTTGGTCGGCTAATGCTTATTATTCAGCCACAGGAGCAACATCAGTAGTAGGCACAAGCGGTGCAACATTCTACATAACAGGTGTACAACTAGAAAAAGGCGAAAACGCTACTAGCTTTGACTATAGACCTTACACTACAGAACTACAACTTTGCCAACGCTATCTACCAGCTTTTAATTTTAGTGCATCCAATGGTTCTCTTGGTTCAGGATTTGCTAATGCAACTACAAGTGTACTTATTAATTGTGTTTTTCCAGTTCAAGTTAGAACTATAGCAACTGGAATTTCGGTTACTGGTTCTTTTAATGCTTACACAATAATAGGTGGAAACTCAGGAAACTTTACATCTATTACATTAGCTGCTGGTCAAAGTTTATATTCAGGAGCATTAAATTGTACTGGTGGTTCTGGTTTAACCTCTGGACAGGGAACATTTTTGTTGTCACCGTCTGGAAATTCGCAAATTTTATTTACAGGATGTGAACTATGATTGACTTTACAGGTTGGAAATATTACACAAATCCTATAGGCAAAAATATTGGGATAACTATTACAAATGGTAATACACAAGAAAGTCGTTCTTTAACAGACCTTGACGTAATTGCTTGGATAGACGCAGGCAACACACCACTACCAGCAGATGAAGGAGTAGCATAATGTCAGTCATAATTAATGCCTCAACGACTTCAGGGCTTGTAATGACCTCTGACTTAAGTGGTCAACTTCAATTTCAAAACAACGGTGTTAACTTACCTATGGGCGGTGTAGCACCTGCGTTTAGTGCTTATCAATCTTCTAGTCAAGCCACATTAAATAATAATACGTTTACCAAAATTCAATTTCAAACGGAAAATTATGATACAAACAGTAATTTTGATAATGCTACAAATTATCGTTTTACACCGACAGTAGCAGGATATTATCAAATTAATTCAAGAGTTGGTTTAAATCCTGACCTTCTTGCTGGTGGAGCTATTACAACAATATATAAAAATGGTTCTGAATTTGCAAGAGGTGGAATTAATTCAACTACATCAGGATTAGGTGCATCTTCTGTTGTTTCTTCTCAAATGTATTTAAATGGTTCTACTGATTATATTGAAATTTATGTATACCACAATAGTGGTGCAAATTCATCATCAGCTTCTGGTCAGGCTAATACATATTTTAATGCTTGTTTAATAAGAGGTTCATAATGTACGAAAAAATAATTAAACTTTATCCTAGTCTTACACAAGAAGATTTTGCAAATGGTGTAATTATTCTTCAAAATGACGGTAAAGGCGATTACATAAAAGAATGGAATCATTCCTTACCTAGACCTACAGAGGAGCAATTAGCATGAGTATGTTACTTGATGGTACAAACGGTGTACAACCACCAGTTGTAACTACTACGCAAAAAAACGCTCTTACTGTAACTGCTGGTTATGTAGTGTATGACTCTACATTAAACAAACTTTGTGTATATACAGGTTCTGCTTGGCAGACTATTACTTCAGCATAATATGGCAGAGATTGATCCAGTTAAAGTAGGTGTTATGTGGCAGAAGATGGAGACTATGGAACGTGAAGTTTCAGAGCTTCGTGAAGATGTCAAGACACTATTAGCATTAGCCAATAAATCAAAAGGTGGTTTGTGGGCTGGCATGATGGTGGTATCTGCTATCAGTTCTTTAATTGGATTTCTTTCTCACTACTTTTCTATTAAATAATGGATACGTTAGAAATACTAACGAAAATATGGCCTTTACTAGTAGCGTTTGTTACGTTAGTTATTGTCCTCGCTAAGATGGATAATAAAGTATCTGTATTAGAAGAAAAAGTCAGAACGCTGTTTGATCTTTGGAATAAAAAATGAATATCCAAGATATTTTAAAAGCTGTTTTACCTATTGTGGTAGCGTGTTTAGCTTGGTTACTTGGTCAAGTTTCGGACTTTTCTACTCGACTGACTAAGATAGAAGGTCAGATGCCAGCTTTAATTACCAAAGAAAATGTACCAACTGACTCACCTTTGTCTGCTGAAGCAAGGCATAAATTAAGAAATGAAATTTATACTGATATACACCAACTTCAAGTCAAAGTTCAGTTGCTTGAAGAACGTGAAAAATATGGGAAAAAATAATGTTTGGGATAGATGATATTTTAACGGTTGGCATGAAACTTGTTGATAAATTTGTTCCTGATCCACAGGCCAAGCAAGAAGCCCAAATTAAACTCTTAGAGATGCAACAAAATGGTGAGTTAGCTCAACTACAGGCTGACATGAACGAGCAACAGGAAGTCACCAAGCGTCAGCAAGCAGATATGATGTCTGATTCATGGTTATCTAAAAACATTCGACCAATGACGTTAGTTTTTATTTTGTTTACTTATACCGTATTTGCCATGATGTCAGCATGGGACATAGAAGTAAACAATAATTACGTTGAGCTGCTTGGTCAATGGGGTATGCTTATTATGTCTTTTTACTTTGGTGGTCGTACTCTTGAAAAAATTATGGAGATGAAGAAAAATGTTAAGTAATTGGGATAAATCTTGCGACATGGTGCTTGCTCACGAAGGTGGGTTTACTAACGATCAACGTGATTCAGG